GGTATGTGCTTGTATTACCTTGTATAGAATATCATTATATAATACTCTCTTACCAACTTCATAAGCAACTCCATTGCCATCAAAATCATCAAATAACATAGGCACTTGTAAAGCTTGTGCATCTGATAATGTTTCAGCAAAGAATGTTAAAGCTAAATTCTTTTGATTCTCTAATTGCTCCTCCTTGGTTAATGGCTTTGCTGTCACTACATAATTAACAGTAATAGTTGTAGCTTCCTCTGTGTAACTATCCATAGTAACTACTTGTGTATTAGCATCATAAGAAGGAACAACATTAATTATTTCTTTAAAACCATTCTCTAACATTACTTCTGTGTTTGTATTAAAATTAAGAATCATCTTACCAGTTTCTGTTAGATAGTTAGTTGGTGCATACTTTATAACACCATCAATTAATTTACCATACATATAAAAACCTCCTAAAATAAAATATAGACAGAGCAATACTGCCCTGCCTAAAGATTGAATTTTTTCTTTAATTCATCCACCTTATCAGCAGGGGCATCTTTGTGGCTTCTCTTAGGTTTACCCTTAGATTGCCTGTGCTTCTTCTCATAAGCTTCCCTATCTCTAAGTGGAATATAAAGTGATTCCTTTATTCTCTCTAATTTAGTTGACTTCTTGTAGTTACCAGATGATAACATGATATTAGCAGTAAAATGTGCTAGTTGTTCAAACCATAAGTCAATCTCATTTGTCTTTACATCATTATCCCATTGTAATGCACCATTAATCATATCCAAGAAGTCCTTAACATCAATCTCTTCTAAGTCTTCTGGTTTCAGTCTAAGTAATCCATAAGCATATTTTCTTGTATTCTCCCAAGAAAGATTACCTAGACCTACTAGTTTTTTACTGGTGTTGCATTATTCATAGCTTCCATAATCTTGTTAGCTAGGTATTCCATATCACCAATATCAATTAGCATACAAACTTCATCAAGAGTTAAACTTGGGTCATAAGTTGCTAATCCACAATAAAGTATAGTAGCAATATCATCTATTGTCATAGGATTATTTTCATCAAACTTAGTTAAGTCTACCCCTAACTCATTCATCTTCTTAATTGCAAATACATTATACTTTAAGAACATTTCCTCTCCATTAATAATAACTGGTGTAGTATTTTTAATTTGTCTTTTTATTTTTGCCATTAACAGCAACCTCCTTTATTTATATTTAAATTCACAAGGTAAGGAGGGAAGACCCTCCAATTAAATTAAGCACCTGCTTTTGCTACAACTAACTTAGAAGCACCACTTATAGAGAAGCTGTAAGATACAGCAGAGTCTAAAGGCATTTCTATTGGGTAGTCTGTGATATAACCAGAACCAGTATACTTGTTACCTAACATAACAATTTCAACATATACTTTCTTTCTAGCTTCAAATACCTCATCTAGTATTGCAATACCTTGGTCAGCTATTACACAGAAACCATCACAGTCAATAGACCATTCTTTTAATCCTGCCATGTATTCTTTGTAACCTTCATTAGTTTTGTCAGTAACATCAATTGTTTCAGCACTTCTGTTTAAAGTAGCACCAGTTTGACCACCTATTACAATGTAGCTTGTAGGTGCTTCTCCATTACTAGCTTCCTTAGCAACTTTTAAAAGTACATCACATCCAGCTTGTTTAGCCATTCTTCATTCCTCCTTAATAATCACAAATTATAATTTTGAAACTTGCTTGAAATACATTCAAACCATTGTTATCAACACCAGCAAATCTACCAACAGGAGTTATTGCTGATATTAATAAGACTTGAATGTCATCAAAGACTAGAGAAGTTTCTTTATCTAATCTCTTAATCACTTTGTTAGCATTTTGTAAAGCTTTATCTGGTCTTTCTGCTCTACAGTAAACTGTACACTCCAGATTCTTTACATCCCCCTTGCTTCCTAGGATATCTGTAAAAGTTATGATACTGCATTCATTTGGAGCAGTAGGTGGAAATACAAGAGGATAGCATACTAGTCCAAGTTCATTTTTAAGCAATTGAACAAACTGCATAATATCAAGCATAATATCCCTCCTATGCACTATACTTAGCAAATAAATCATTAAGTTGTTCTTCTATATATCTGATGTATCCATCAGCATTACCAAGAGTTGTTTCACTTGCAAAGGCATATCCAACAGAAAAACTTTGTCCAGTTATATTACTAGTTACACCACCCTTACTCAAGCTACCTGCACCTAGTTTAAATGGATAGTCATGCCTTAATGCACCATAGTCAAATCCTCTATTCCATGAAGATACTCCTATAGAACCTTCAAAGCTATTAGCACCTTTTCTGCTAGTTGCACTAATGTTACCTTCTAGTTGTCCTGTATCAAAAGGAGCAGCACCTCTGGTTACATATTGCATATCATTTAATATATCAACTCCTACCTTTTGATAGGTTACCCTAGTTTGTTGTAATAGTTGTTTAAAATTTGTTAAGTCCTGTACAACAAGCCTAATGCAACTCATATTATCACCTCCTAGACTATTAAACAAGTAGCAAGAACCTTACCTCCAAAATCTCTTACTGGATATACTGTAAGGATTTCTTTCTCAACAGTATTTCCTACCATATCTGTAAATTCTACTTTGTCCTTACCTTCTAGCATTACTAATCCTCTTAAGTATATCTTTGCTGTGTATACAATGGTGTTACCAGAAGCCACAGTCATTGCTTCTAGTTTATAGTTATAAGCAATATGACATGCATACTCTACTGATATCATTTCATATTGTGCAACTCCCCATTCATCTACATCTGGTTTGTCAGATTGCCTTGTTATAATTATTCTATCATTTAAAGGTACAAGACCCATGTGATTACTTATCATATCTGAATCTCTCCTTATCTCCCAAGTAGAATCCTGTTCTTGCAGTATCCTCTAAAGGTAATACATATCTTCCAACTCTTCTTCTTTGACCACTTGCTGACAAGTCATACCTTGTTATAATCTCTGGTGCAATCATAACACCTGTTTTACTGCTATCAAACTGCATAGACATATCTCCAAGAGTAATCATAGTAGCACCTTGGTCTGCCCTATCAGTAGAATCATCCCTTTTAATAAGCCACATTATTTCTGCAACAAGGTCATCTAGGTCAATTGTGGAAGCATCAGTATTATCAAAGATATCTGGAAGTATAGTTACAAGGATTCTATAGGAATTGTATATTGCTTTTAACTTCTGCTTATCTTCTAAGCTATCCCAAACTGCTGAGTTATAAATGTTCATATCTATATAAGCTTGAACTCTTGTCATAACAGCAGAAGAGTTTTCATCCATGCTAACTGTTTTAAGCACAGCCATGCTAACTTCACCTCCTAAACAAATAAAGGAGGTAGACATTCCTGCCTACCCCCACAAAACTTTACATTATTTTCCTGGTGCTGCTTTTCTGATAGCTACTGCCTTTGGATTAAATACTGCTAAACCAACAAACCATTCAATTCTTGTTTTTACTTGTGGTTGTGATTCCATTTCTCCTAGTGCTGTAACTCTTACTCCACCATTTTGTAAACCACATACAGCTTCTTTAGCACCAAATTTTGCAGCTATTACTACATCATCTGCTAGTAAATCACCATCAACATCTACAATATCAACACCACCATATTGTACAAATTGAGTACCAAATTCACCTTGTCTGTAGTCACAGAATGCTCTACCTTTAGCAGTTACTTGTCTTCTTGTCTTTTTGTTCATTATTAAACAATCTGCTCCACCAGCAACCATATCAAGTAATGTATCTAAGTCACCAATTAAATCATCAGTTTTTGTAATTACTTGTGCTTGGAATAATGGTAATGCTGCTGCTGGTATATTAGCAGGAGTTGCTTCTGTATATCTAGTTAAGATACCAACAAACTCATTTGCAACTGATTCACTAGGAACACCAGAACCTGCTGCTTTACCACCATCTATAAAGCATTTTTCAAATTTGTGAGCAATTGCTTTTGTTCTTAAAGCAACTTCAATAGCCATTAAGTTGTTGATGTCTGATTCAACAGCTATTTGGTAAGTATCTACAATTGCTTCATCACCTAAGATAACAATTCTTTCAGTAACAGGAATTGTTTCTATTGCTCCATAGTTGTATCCACCATTAACTTTTCTGAATTGTGCATTTCCTAAATTCTTCTCAATGTTGTAAGTGTAACCACTACCTTGTACATTCATAAAAGGTAATAGTTGTAATAATTTTGACTCTGTTGCAAGAACTTCAATGACACCTGCTTGTAGTACATCATTAGTCATTCTTGCTGATTGTGCTAAACTTATACCTGCCATTATAATTCCCTCCTATTTATTCTTTATTTCTTTGAAAATAATTGTGCAAAAGCACTAGTCATCTTTTCATAAGGTGACATTTCTGAATTATCTGGATTATTAATTTGTGTTCTATCAATAGGTATCACTCTACCTATTTGAACTTCTGGTTTCTCAACAGGAGCATTGCCCTCAGCTTTAAGAAGCCAGTTAAGTGTTGCTATAGCATCTTGATTTTCTGGTACAAGATTCTTCATGTTATCTGGTAATTTATTTTTCTTGTCCTCAATGATACTAGCAACTGCTGCATTAAGAGCATCAACTTGTACCTTATAGGATTCTATTTGTTGTTTAAGATTCTCTATTTCATTATCCTTTGCATCAAGTTGACTGTTAAAATCTGCTGAATTATCTACAACATTATTTAACTCAGCTTGTAGCATATCTATTTGTGCTTGTAAATCTGCCTTAGTCTTCCTGCCTTTACTAGTTGGTTTAGGAGCAGGTTCTTTAACTTCTGGTTTTTCCTCCTTTTCAACTGGTTTAGCTTCTGGCTCAGCAGGATTTTGTGCAGGACTCTCAGCAGGATTTTGTTCAACTAAGTCTGTAGCTGCTGGTTCTGCATTTACATTAACATTTATATCTGCCATTAAGATACCTCCTTTACTTTACTTCATATATATCAACTGTTACTTACAAGAAATTCAAGTACCTACCTTTTTCTACTTTTTACTCTTGATGCTACTTCATCTGATATAGGAGTAATATGATGTTTACAGTTAGGATGGAAGCACTCCATAGATTTTGCTATGTCTTCATACATAGGGTATCCATCAACTTCTTCACCAACTGATATTATCTTTCCTTCCCATTTAGCACAGGCATCTATAGCATTATGACTACTGATTATAAATAAGTGACATCCTAACTCATGCCCTTGTTGTGCTGTTCCATAGATATGTGCTTGTTGTGTCTTTGTTCTTACAACCATTTCAGAGTAAGTCTTTAAGTTCCACCTTCTACCAGATTTATCAACAATACCTGTAAATGCTTGACCATAAGCATCTTTACTAAGCTTACCTGCTTCTAATTGTCTAGCTAATGAGTAAGCTAAACTTTTATTACCCTGTCTTATAGCTTGTTGTAACTGCATAACCTGTGAAGTCTTAACTCTTACAAATCTCTTGGCAGACTCACTCATATACTTTGTAGCAATGAGCATATCATTGTAAGTATCAGTCATTAACTTATCTAGAGTGGCTTGTTGAGTATCAGTAAACTTAACCTCAGTACCTCCACCAAGATTACTACTAGCATTCAGATAGCCACTCTCATAAGCTGCTGTTATCACAGATTCTACTTTAGGTTTAGAAGAGTTTTTCAAGGTATTAGACAAAGAGGTAATCCTATTGAGCATAGAAGTCATACTTTGTACATGGACTGAATCTGTAGGATATTCAACAGCCATACCATTTATGATAAGGTTAATAAACTCATCATTGGCAGCAAGGTACAAAGCAATCAGTTTTTCTATTTTCTTTTCTAACTCTTTATCCTTCATCTAATCACCTCCTATATCCCATCTCTTCTAGGGTCATATCCTCCAAATTCATCAGCATTGTCTGCTTTTTCTTTTTGTTGTTCTACTGCTTCCATTTCATTTTTTGGTGGTGCTTCTTCTTCCTCTCCACTAGAAGGAGTTTGGAATGCTGTAGGGTCAGCCATCTTTAACATTTCCTCTTGTTCCTTCATAATCTTTTCTATCTCAGCATCTGCTTGTGCTTCAGTTAAATTATCCAATCTCATAAGAGCAGTCTTCCTAGAGATTGTAGGCATACCACCAGTTCTTACATTCATTTCATTTACTTCTTGTAAGCTATCTACAGGTAAGCCATCTTTAAATACTATCTTAGGTCTAACAGGTTCATAATCTGCTATACCTAAAGCTTTCTCTAGCATCTGTGCAATATATAGAACACTAACTACACCTTTATTAAAGTAAAGTTTCTTCCTGTTAACTTTTGATAACAATGATTGCATTCTGAATTTAATTGATAATCCAGAACTACCAGAAGTACCACTATCATTCATACCTAATGCTATTGGTGGAATTTCAGCAGCAATCAGTAACAGGTCTACCAACTTATCTAATTCAGCTATAGCTTCTTGTAGGTTACCATTCCATGTGATGTATTGTGGTATAATGTCATCCTTACCAAGTACTTCAAATACTTTATCTTGTGCAACTCTAAAATAAGGTCTACCACTTGCATCCTCTGCTAAAAGTCCAGTAGGAACTGCTAGTGCAGGGTCAGCATGTTTATCTAGTATTGCAGCAATTTGTGATAACCTATTATTTATTTCATCAAATATTGCCTTGTGTTCTGACAAGTCATCAAGTCCTTCCCAAGTTAGTTCTCTACTAGTATTAGGTACATGAACAATAAGAGGACATGGAACTCCTGTTTGTTGTACTTCCATATTTCCAATAGGTCTACCTATCTTCCATGTTTCAACAACACCATCTATATCAGTAGTTTGTGGTTCTAGTTCATAACTGTGATATTGTATAAATCCTGCATAATGACTTTCACATTGTAAAGTCCAATCTTCTGTAGTTGGATTATAGCAAGGAACACAAAGATGATATGCTTTTATTTGTCTTCTGTTCATAGGATTAACTTCTGGGAATACATCAATAGCAGATACATTTTCTATAAATACTCTGAAAGGGTCAAGTTCAGCAGGTAACTCTCCACCATACTCTTGCCCATATCTTATTCTATAAAAAGCATCACCTAATACAGAAGCACTTAATGCAGCTTCATAATTCTCTTGTCCTAAGTAGTTGTCTGCTATCAATCTTTCTATAGCAGCAGCTTCTGGTGTACTATCACCAGTACCAGCAGTAATAATAGCTTCTTCACCAAATAGGAAGTCAGCAGACTTCTTACAGATGATACCTGCTAAGTTTGCATACACATATAGTTTCCTACTGCTGTTCCACTTTTCAAATACTTCAAAATGCTGACCCTCAAATATTTTGATATTTTCTCTGTATCTAAGGATTCTTCTTTTTTGAAAAGGAAACTCAGCACCTTTAGAAAAGCTTATAGGTGTATCATTAGTAATGTTACTTTTCATTTAAATACCTCCTTTTACCAACCTTCTGGTTTAATATAATGAGTCCTTTGTCTAGTCTTACCTGCTAAGTCAACTGCACTTGCTAAGGCATCTGGTAAGTCATCATGTTCACCTTGAGGAAACACTAGTAGTTGCTCTAGCAACAACCTTTGACTTCTCTTTAATCTCAGATACCCTGTTTCAAACAATGGTTCTAATATTTGGATTCTGTCTTCTTTCTTAGCTTTAGGATTACAAGCTTTAAGTCTAGTAGAATATAAGCCATGCTTCATTATGTTCTCTTGTAATTGTCTGTAGAACTCATATTGCATTTGAATAGTTTCAACACCAAACAATCTAGGTTGCCATTCAGATATCTTCTGTTCAGCAACTGCAAGTGCTTTATGTGCTGGAACTTTGGCACTCCAAGCATCTAGTACATACATAACTCCAGTTAACTTATCTCTACCTATGATAACTACAGCATTATAGTCATCCCTCTTATTACCTTTACCTACAGCTAAATCCCAGAATCCATAAACATCCAATGGAATCCTTCTACCCCATTGGTCTATCAAGTCTCTATCATCAAAGAATATGATGTTGTCTTCATTAAATATTTGTGAGTCTGGGTCATAAGCTATATTCATATACTCACTATTAAAAGCCTTTGTACCTAGAGTAGACTTCTTCTTCATTAATGCTGAATATGTCCATCTACTCCATAATGTCTTCCATCCTTTATCCATTTCCTCTCTATTCTCCTCATAGAAAGCATCAGCCTTAGCTTCTCTTTCTTCATCAGTCTTGTCATCAAGAATTTCACAATAGTGCATCCATAACTCCATATTATCTGGTTCTTGTACTATTGCTGCATATTTCCTAGATTCATAATCAATCCTAGTAAGAATATCTGGTAACAAACCATTACCATGTACTAAAGTACCTACATAAAGAAATGCTGTTCTACCTTCAACTCCTATAGGTTCAATAACAGAGTTATACCAATGAAGATTCTTCTCTCTTAATTCCTTAGTATTAGTATTAGCCATAGATTCCAAGTCATCCAAGATAACTAGGTCTGGTCTATATGCTCCATTCCTTGCACCCCTTAGAGCCTTACCCATACCTGCTGCTCTGACCATAGTACCTTTAGTAGTTACAAATTCCATCCCTGTATCTTTCTTATTATCAAACTTAGATTCATTCATAATGACTCCAAGGTCTTCTCTAAGTTTCTTGTTAAACTTAAGTTGACTGTTTATATATTCAACAAACTTAGTTGACAAGTCTTCTGTTTCAGATATAATTAAGATGTACTTTCTTCCTCCATCAGTAGCACAGTCAAAATAGCATTGATGTATAGGGAATACATTTGATACAAAGGTAGATTTAGCATGACCCCTAGGCATACTGTAGCAAACCTTACCAGAATGATTATCCCAAGCTATACCATCTAGCATTAAGCATAATTCTTTGTGTACATCTGGAGCATTCTCTGGACTACAACCAGCAGGTATAAGGTTACTATCATTCTCTGGATTTCTGTCATCACTAAAATATTCATAAGCAAAGAATAGAACATCATAAGCAGACCTACATATTCTGTAAGTCTTTTCTAACACAGCTATATCTGGAGCATATGCTAAAGCTAACTCTGCTCTCTTTTTCTTGCTTTTAGTTTTGGATATATCATCTTTAATCTTATCTATACCTTTTAAACAGGCTTCTGCCTTATTCTTATAGTCTTTTTCTGTTTTACATCCAAAGTATTGCATAATATCCCCTCCTATAAAAATGCATAAAAAAAGAAGCCTATTGCAAGGCTTCCTAGTTATTACTCTATTTCTCCTCTTTCTCTCATAACTCTTAATGCTTTACTTATTGTACTTCTGCTAACTCCTGTAATCTTCTCAACTTCTCTCATTGATTTACCACCTTTAAGATACATCTTGACAGCCTTTTGAACTTCCTTACTCCATCCTCTAGGTCTACCAAACTTAACACCTCTAGCCTGTGCAGCCTTAACTCCTTCTTGTATTCTAGCAGTAATCATATCTCTTTCTAGTTGACCCATAGCACCCATTACAGTAAGTAAGAACTCACTCATAGGATTTGACTCTCTGGTATCTAACCAACTATCTTTTATTGACACAAGGTATGCTCCTTTATCTCTGATGATTCCTACAATATCTAGTAAGTCCTTAGTGCTTCTTGATAGCCTATCTATACTAGCAATATATACAACATCACCTTCTTCTAATTCTTCTAGCATCCTATCAAGTTCTGGTCTTTCCCTTTTTGCTCCAGATATTACATCCTTATAAACCTTATCTACATGAATATCTTTAAATAAGAACTCTTGTCTTACCCAACCATTACCACTTTCAATTCTATCCTTATGACTTAATCTCCAATATGCTTTATTCATATTATTCACTCCTTCACTTTAATTATACTATATAGTATGTTAGTGTCTACTAATGTGTGACAAAAATCTAGTAGACTATCTATATCACAGAACCACCAAACAAAAGGTGATTTTTTACAAATTACCTTGTACATACTTTACCCCTCTCATTAATTGCTTTCATTTCTGGTGACATCCATAAAGTTTCAAATGGTCTAGCAAAGTATAAGGAATCATAGCCACAATGGTTAACAAGGACATCCCATTCTACTAGTCTCATTTGGTCAGTCATTCTGTTAGTTGTATGAAACTCATAGAAATCATCATGACTCTCAAACTTTGCAATAAGTCTGCTGACATCACTAGGTCTACCCTCTGTAAGCACCTTCATATATCTACTATAACTGTCTAGTAACCATTGGTCACAGTAAATACATTCACCATAAATGTTATATCCACTTAATATATTAAGGAAGTTACTACCTTCTTGTGGTAAAGCATAATGCTTAAGTTGGTCTAGTCT